AATCAGTACCTCCTATAGAAACGAGGTGTGTATTGTCCTTCCCACATCATTGCATTAATTGCAACAGGGAACGGTGAATTGTTAAACATTCTTACTCTAAAGTTTTCAGTACGTTGATGAATAGGAAGTGTAAACACATTCTCTGTATCTAGCGGTACATCATTAGCTAGATAAGTATTAGCTTCAATAGTAGGTTGAACGTCAAACCACTCGTCAATATAGAACCTAATCTCTGCATTATTAGCAGGAGCAGAAGTAAATACAATAGTGGTATCATTAGTAAAGCTAAAATTTGTAGCTGTTACACCGTTAACTTTTACTTTAACATCAGACCTATCTACATAATCAAGATCACGTTTGTTAAATGTAAAGGTTGTAGTGCTACCATCACCAGTAAACTTAAGCTCATAAGGTAGTCTACCTGTTTGCTGCAGTTTAAAGCTCATCATACCAGACAATCCAACAGAGAACTTCATACGTGCAATTGTTAGATTAGCTGTAAAATCTGTCTGTGCTTGTTCAGGTCTGAAATAAGTGCGTGGTAATTCTACATCAAAATTATATTTAAAACCAACAATAACATCAGATGCTACACCTGAAAGGTCTTTGTTAGTAATGCTAAAATAATCTCCAGTGCCATCAGTACCACGTTCAGGTGTTACGGTAAAACCTGATTCAACAAATGAACCTGTTTGTGTTGTACCTTTAATAACAATAATTGGTGTTAAATCTGATACATCATTAAAAGGTAAATAACAACGTGTTTCTTTAGTAGTAGAGTTATATGTTACACTAGAAGCTGTAGCATATAGATCTATACAGGGGTTAACACGTTGACCTTGGTTATTAACAATAATAGCCTGTTCAGGTGATTGACTTAAAGCTGTCTTAAGAATAGTAAACTGGTTAGCTTGTTTAGTAACAGCATACATGTCATCAGTATTAGTCGCAAGGAACTGTACAGTACCTGGCATATTCCAGCTAACCCAAGACTCCATCAAGTTCTTTTCACCGTCATTATAATAACGGAATAGAAACACTTCTTTTAAGTCTTGACCACTCATTGCAATCAACGAGTTTTGAGGGCTGGCAATCATCAGATCAATGTCTGGACTAATCCACTCTTTAACTACCCTGCTAATATCCAACACCTGTGGACTCATTTGTTGCCCTTTGGTTACCATACCAAATACCCTAGAGTATCCAGGAGTCTTACTAGCAAAGCTGATATTAGTACCTACATCTACAGGGTCAATGTTTTTATTAACCTCATAATTAGAGATGGTTCTGATTGTTGATGTTGTTGGGCTCAACACACCAGTATCAGAGAACATGAGGAATTGCTGAGACGATGAAAATAAGATGACACCTTGAGCTACAGGGATTACAGCATGTAAAGCAGTAGGTCTAATGGAAGAACAACTGATGTCAATAGGATCACTTTCAAGAGCAGCTTGAGCGGTCTTATTATAAAAATTAAAGAAATCACCAGACCGACTCATAATTACATTGTCGTTAGATAAAAATCCAAGACGGTTGTTATGGTAGAATCCTGCTGTAATTTTGTTACCTACAAAACTAGGTTGTGGGTTAGTTGTATCATCACCCACAGAACGTGGTTCAAAAGGTATCTGTCTAAAGACAAACGTATCTACTGCTGTGTTAACTAGCTCATGCGGCATAGTGGTTCTATCAAGACCAGCAGAAAAGTTAGGGTCTAAAGTCTCTTCCCAATACCCTTCACCACTTACTTCATCATGTGCTACAAATTTCACCCAATAATCATCTTCAGCAGCACCAGTATTTAGAACTTTTAAAACTCTATCGTGTACTGATTTAGGGGGAAGATCTGAGATGTCATCAACATTCTGCTCAATAGCAACAAGATACAAGTTACTCAAACCACCTTCAGCCGATACATCCATATCAGACGTGCTGGTAAGTTCAAGTGAATTACTGAGGCGTGTTACAGTGAGACCAGAAATTCCAAACGCATTGATGTCACTTTCTAAATTAGTAAGAACTGAGTTTACATCATCTGAGGAACTGGTGGTGTAAGTAGCAGTGTTAGCTGAACCATTAATATTAACAGTAATGGTGTAAGTTTCTGCATCACCATACTGCTTAAGTACAACACTTGCCGCCCTGTCTTCTTGATAATTAGTTGTAACACTAAGGGCTGCAACATCAATACTTGAATTAATAACAATAGAAGTATCTTGGATAGATACCATTTTAAGTTGGTCTTTTGTACCGTTTAAATAACCTGTCCCATCTGGGTAAGTTACAGTACAAGTAGCTCCTGTTTTTATGTTCCAAATATTAATGGATGGTGTTGAGCCTATGATTACACCGATGTACTCTTCATCATCATCTCTATTAAGATAAAACCACTTACCATCATCATAAGTGGTTCCAGTACCAATATTTAAAACATGTTCAAATCCAGGTCGTTTAACTAATCCAAACGTAGGATCAGGATACGCATTGTAACACTCACGTACTTGACCTGGCAGTTTTCTGTCATCTGATTGTCTTGATACACCACCGAGGTAGTTTAAAATTCGTTGAGTTACTGCTGCCATTACCTATAAAGTGCTTGGAACGGTTTGTAAGATTGATAGTGATTTGTTTCACCTGAGTGCCCAAAGAAGGTGTAGTCACCTTGATTACACTCATACTCCATCAAATTACTTCGTGAATAAGCTTCTTTTTGTTGAAGCATCTGGTATTGATTAGGATCACCTACAATACGACTAGATACAATTACAGCAGCTCTTGCGGTAATATAATCTTGAACAGGTTTAGGTAGGTCAACCCAGTCAAACAACCAGATAATATCACAAGCGACGTTATCTTTACCTTCAGCCCAATCATAGGAATGGCTGATCTTGTCGTATAGTTTACCATTACGCCTTACGACATCATAACTCATATTATTAGGGTTAGATGACAGGTCAATTTGGAGTACGTTGTTAGGAATTTGAATTTCGTTGTTATTGTCAGGAATCATTTCATAGTTAAGTTCCCGATTAAATGACCAACCTTCCGCCTGTACTTCCCGAGAGACTTCTAACAAAGTCCCATAGGCAATCGCAACGTCCGGGTTGGTTTGATCTAGGGTAGTGACAGGCGCTTGCCCACATGATTGCAAAATTTGATTAACAGCAGGTAGTTCCTGTGTCGCATTAGTGGTAGGAAAAGCCATTGATTATCATTCTCAATAAGAAATTAAAAAAAAGGAGCCCCCGAAGAGGCTCCCAAAAAAGAATCAGAATGCAGAAGGTGCAGTGCTGGTAACGTGAAGTTCCACAGCAGCAGCAGGGTTGAGGTAGTCACAACCACAAGCCAAACGACCAAGCATCACATCACCTTGGTAGATGACGGACACATCGCCGCTGGTGACTTGCACCTGAGGACCAATAGCTTCAACCATACCGGCAGCTTCTTTCTGGAAGATCAGACCACAGGAAGTGGAGCCGACTTCAGCAGCAGTACCGTAATCGTTGTTAATACCAGTGCTAGCGTTGGAAGCATCCTCAAGGGCTTCACCAACGAAACTACCAGTATTACCAGGAGAGGTCACACCGGTGGTGCCACCATACTTGGTACCATAGTTACCCAAGAACGGAATGTTCATGGACTTGTAGATCTTGATACCAGCAATCTCCACGATACCCTGACCACCTTGCAGTGCGGTACCTTGGACATCACGGTTAACAAGACCGTTAGAACCTACAGCTTGGATCAGTTCATAGTATTGACGGGGGTTCAGGACAGCCACGCGACCGTCGGAAGACACACCCTTTTCATCCAGAGCAGCGGCAGCATCATAGAATGCAGCAACCAGCTTGGCAGAATCATAAGCATCAGCTTCGGAGCCAGCACCAGTACCGACCTGAATCTGAGTACCACCGGGCTCAACATAGCCAGTAGCAGAGACAGGGGAAGCAGAACGTGCACCACGTGCCACAGCACGGAAGGCAAGACGGTCATACTTCTCAGCCAGAGCATAGCCGATCTTACGGCTGATCTCAGAACGGAGGTCGTAATGAGCCAGGACTTCGTCCAGTTCATACACGAATGCGGAGCTGATCAGAAGGTCATCAATGGTGATGGTCTTCTCAGCCACCGGGGGTGCACCGTTGCTATCACCCAGGATGCTGTTTCCAGGAGTATGGAACTCAGACTTTGTACGACCCGTGTAGATGAACTGCAGAGACTTGCCGTTCTTCAGGGTACGCTTCATGATCAGATCCCGAGCAATAGTGTTGTGCTGGAATCCTTTGAACATCTCACCGCTAAAAAGCTTGAGATACAGAGCACGGGTATCACCCGTAAGGTTAGCCTGACCCAGCTGAGTAAGCTGAGAAGGGTTAACAGAAGATTGAAATGCCATTGTAGTAGTAAATAATTAAATATAAAAGACTACCAAACGTTTGATATATAAAAATTTTTGTGGTAAAAATTTAAAGGTCTTTTACCAAACCGGTTCGGCAAAGGGTGTCCTCGTAAGGGCCAATGCCAAATAAGTAAGGAGAGGAATCGAACCCCTCCCAGTGTCACCAGATTACTTCTTGTATTCAACACCGCGATAACGGAGCGTATCAACACGATAACGCTCAGCACGCTTGCGCTGATTATCAAGGAAACGAATGAGATTAATAGACATAGTTCGTACAAAATAAACCTAGTCCCCGTTCCATGACTAGGTAACATGCGACCCGAAGGTTGAACGTACGAATTAATTATTTCTTTTTACCAGCCTCTCTAAAGAGTTGCATCAAGCGTTCAAATTCTTTGGTGTCACCCTTGCGGGCAGCCGCTTCCGCTTGTTTTTTAATTTTAAGTTGGCTGGTAAGTTTACCGTCACTAAATCCAAACATAATATTAACCAATAGTAGGGGCAGTAAGAGCCACAGGAGTGGTCGATGCCGATGCGAGATCGAGGGGGAAGTTGTGCGCATTACGTTCATGCATTACTTCAAAACCAAGGTTAGCACGGTTAAGAATGTCAGCCCAAGTATTAATGGTATGACCTTGACGATCAACAATAGATTGATTAAAGTTGAATCCATTTAAGTTAAACGCCATAGTGCTAACGCCAAGAGAAGTGAACCAAATCCCCAAGACGGGCCAAGCGGCAAGGAAGAAATGAAGAGAACGACTATTATTAAACGACGCATATTGGAAGATAAGTCTGCCAAAGTAACCATGCGCAGCAACAATGTTATAAGTTTCCTCTTCCTGTCCGAACTTGTAGCCATAGTTTTGGCTTTCATTTTCAGTCGTCTCACGAACGAGAGAACTGGTGACAAGACTACCATGCATAGCTGAGAACAGAGCCCCACCAAATACACCGGCAACACCAAGCATATGGAAAGGATGCATAAGAATATTATGTTCAGCTTGGAAGACCAGCATGAAGTTGAACGTACCGGAAATGCCAAGAGGCATCCCATCAGAAAAAGAACCCTGTCCAAACGGATAGACAAGGAAGACTGCAGTCGCTGCAGCCACGGGGGCAGAGTAAGCAACAAAGATCCAGGGCCTCATCCCAAGTCGGTACGAAAGTTCCCATTCTCGTCCCAGGTAAGAGAAGATACCGATAAGGAAGTGGAACACGACGAGCTGATAAGGTCCGCCATTGTAGAGCCATTCTTCAAGGGTATTGGCTTCCCAGATCGGGTACAAATGTAATCCAATTGCGTTACTGCTAGGCACGACGGCACCAGAGATGATGTTGTTGCCATAGAGTAGAGATCCAGAAACTGGTTCACGGATGCCATCAATGTCTACAGGAGGTGCAGCAATGAAAGCAAGAATAAAACAGGTGGTGGCGGCAAGGAGACACGGAATCATCAGTGTCCCAAACCAACCTACATAAAGACGGTTATTGGTAGAGGTAACCCAGGAACAAAACTCTTCCCAGGTATCCCTCTGCCGAGTAAGTACAGAAGTAGCCATAAAAATGTTTTAATTGTGTTTAATAGAACCGACCCACCCACCACAAATTAAATTAGAAGTTGTACTTCACACCAACTTTAGTACCATAACCGTTGTTGTTATCACCAGTGATGAACGACAGCTCACCATAAGCACCCAGCTTTTCAGACAGGGGGACAGAACCGCCAACTTTACCAGACAGTTCCACTTCAGCTTCTCCACCATCAGGAGAGACAATAGAAGGACCACCTTGGATATACCAGTTAGAACCTTCGTAACCAATGTGGTTATCAATCACAGTACCATTATAATTAGAACCAGTGAAACCAGAGTTGGCTTCAATATTCACATAAGTACCAGCAAGTGCAGGGGTTGCAGAGAGAGCAACGGCAGGGAGGATAGCAAGAAATTTCATTGTAGTTTGTTTAAGAAAGAATAAGTGTACTGTGTGCGATTACCATGAATACCCCAACCTAGCCAATACCAGGCATGGTTCATGTAGTAATCAACTGTTTGATGTTTAGTTTGAAATGCATGGAGATCATCTCTGAACTCCATTTCATTAATCATGTAACGTGTCTGACCCTCCAACGAGGATGGGTCACAACGCCATTGTTTGCAGAACGTGCCCAATCCATCATAACGATGTTGGGAGGTCCATTGGATGAGCCCGTAGCCCCCTCTCAGGCACTGATCGTAGGGCACGATAGCCCCACCCTCACATACCTTAGAACGGAAGTGGGACTCTTGTTCTATGTTGCCCATGATCACAGCCAGGGCAGTTTTGTCAGTCACTTCAGCACGAGTCTGCAGTTGCTCTAACACATACTGTTGCGCTGGCGTGCAATCTGGGCAAGTAATCATTTTTTCTTAGCAGTTTTAGCTGCTCGTTTGAAGTTAGCTGCAGTAGGAGCACCAGCACTGCCGGGCTTCCGCATCTTTTCTCCAGAGCCTTGTTTAATACGCAATCGTTTTGCGTGGATGTTAGCGTAAAGACCTTGTTTAGCCATTACTTTTTAGATCCTTTTTTAGGGGGACGACCTTTTTGCGTACCGTAAGTACCTTTACCTTGTGGCATTACCAAACTCCAGGGATAATTTGACCAGTTAGAGCGTAAGCGCCCAAAGCAGCCATGACGCCCAGCATAGCAAGACGACCGTTAAGCTGCTCAGCTTTTTCATTGTGTGTCACAGTGATGTTTTCCATAATGATGGGTGGTTCTTTAGCAAAAATGTTTTGTTGTCCGTGTTCGTTAGTAATTGTTGTCATCAGAATTGAATGTTAGAGCGTTCAAGTTTCTTCATTACGTCACGACGATAAGCAGGATCGTTATCATAACGAGGATCAGACATAGCTTGTACAACTTCAGCCTGACTACGGAATGCAGATCCAGTGCCTGGTGACTTCCCTTGAACAAGATTACCTTCGACACCATTAGATTCTTGGTATCGATAAGCCAGGGCTTCAATGGCAAACCTAGCAGCAGCCGGGTTACCTAGTCCCATAACAGCGTCGTACATATCAATGTCTTGTTCAGACAAGTTTTGGCTAGCCCAACCCAACAATTCATTGTACTGATTTTCACCACCGACCAGACCTTTAAGGTTGGTTACGTCTTGATCGGTCATAGCTGGACCCTGCTTACCTTCTTGATTAGAACGGTATTGCAAATACATCTCTGCAAGTTGCACGGGATCCGTCTTAGTAAGAGCTTCAACAGTTTCAGGATTAAACTCTGTTTGTGACTCATCCCACAAACGATCCAGAATAGATTCTGTATCATCAGTAGGTGTTTCTTCTACAGCCTCATCTTGATTTGTCTCTTGAGAGCCCAGTTTCTTTTGAAGTTCAAGGTAAGCAGCTTCTAGCTCTTCAGCGTTTTTATATTTACCAGCAAGTCGCTGCTCTTGCTCTTGTTCCATTTGTTCACCGACCTGAAGAGACTCTTGCTCATCAGCATTGAGTTCTCCTGCTGGGGTTTCGTCAGGAATCATGGACATTACTTCAGCCATATTTAACTAGGTGGTTGTTGTTGTTGTTGTTGCATTAGTCCAGGGTTAAGTTCTGGATTTTTAGATGGATCATTGATAGGTGCCTTCATAGCATCTACCTCCATCTGTTGCTGTTGCATTGCCATCTGCTGTTGCATTGCAGCGGCTTGCTCTTGTTGTACTTCTTGCATTGAACGTACAAGGTTAAGTACATCAATACCTTGAGAAGCAGCAAAGCGTTTGATCACTTCATCAGTGTTGATGAACTTACCAATTGCATCAGGTCCAAGAGTGTTAGCAAGTACAGTAAGGAACTGTGTCAAACTATCACGATCTTGTCCCCGACCAAGTGCATTGATGCCAGCAACAATCGTAGGCTTGACAATGTTCTTAGGAAGACGTGGGATTTCACCAGACTTCTGTGCATTATCTAACTTACGATTAAGATACGGAACAAGAAACTCAACAGTCAATAGACTAAACAATCCACCGAGTTGTGACTCAAGTTCCATCTGTGTCATCCTGACTTCTTCAGCAGTAGTGCGCTCAGAATCCCTGACATTAAGAATCAAGAATGCTTCACTTAGTCTACGCTCAAGTACACCTGCCATTTCATAAGCAGTGCGGAAGTCAGCGGTCTTACCAACCTGAATGACACCAACGTCATCAGGACGACCTTGGATGATAGCACCGTTACCAGCATTAGCAAGGGTAGCAGGCTTGGTGGTAGAGCTGGGGCTCACCACAAACACTACCTTAGCAGCTGCTGCGCTGCCTTCAACCAGGGCTTGTGTCAGTGCTTCAAGTGACTTCAGGTCACCAATGAACTGACCGACCCTACCACGTCCATAGTTCTCCCCATCAACAGTGTTGAACCGTAGTGGAATCCATGGGTTAGTTCCTTCAGGTGCTTTACCTTGAGAACCTTTTAGAACATGATCATATACTTCTTGGTGCCAAACAAAACGATTGTTCTCTCGTCTGACATGTGTGTACACATCACATTCATCATCATAGTCACCGTAGTTATCGCTGACCATTTTATCCTTGAGATAATTCTCAGGAAGTTTATCTTCAACTAATTTTTTGTTGATTCGTTCTTTAGTGACGATTTCAATCACGTTGCCGTTGCCATCACGATCGACAACAAAGCGATTCAAAGGATAAACTTTAAGTCCCTTACGACCCATGAATACCAAAGCGTTACCGCCAACAACAAGGTGAAGCAGTGCTTGGTGCACAGCAACACGGTCATCAGTAGCAGCAATGGATTCAAGAATGATTCTTTCGACTTTTGCAAAAGATAAATCAAGTTCAGATTTGATCTGTGGCCCCATCTCTTGACCCAATTGACTTTCGTCAAGTTGTAGTTTAAAGAAGCTGGTTTGAACGGGAAGGAGAGCTAGCATCAACTTGGATGCCAGAGTCACTACACCTTTCGCACCAACGCTTTGGTGAGGAGTCAAGAGATTCTTCATGCCGGAGACATGTTCTTCATGTCCACGAATCAAGTAAGGAAGTGTAAGTTTAGATGCCTGTTCAGCTTCGTTTAAGAACTGGGAACGGTCACTGGATAAAACGTCATATCTAGTTTTAGCAGACATTGTTATTATGCAAAGGAGCTAGCCATTGAAGCCATTGAAGAGCCTTTAGATGGTTTAATGTTAAGACCTTTGATGCGTAGGTTTTCACGCCCAAAAGTACCAGATGTACCAGCTGTAAGAAGTCGATTTTTTTCAGCCGCTGACTGACTAAACCTTACATCAGCTGGATCTTTTTGCCCATAAGCAGCAGCGATTTGCATCTGCCGTGCTTGACGTTCTGCATCCTTTCTAGCTTGCTCTTGCTGCATCTGAAAAATCCGCATACGTTGCGCCATGTCCGCACGTTGTTGATCAATAATAGCTTGATTACCGGTGGCAATAATGTCAAGCTCTTTTTGCTTAAACTCTGCATCTTCGGCACGTTCTGCTGCTCGAGTCGCTTCTCTTTTGTTTTGAGCATAAAGTTGAGCTTCAGGTGAAGTAGAAATGGCTATCACTGCGTCACCTAAACTAGCACCACCAGCTACAGCGTCTCTGAAATGCCTTAATCCTGCTGTATCCAAGGGTCTACCAAGATATGTGCTACCAGCAGCATTCAGGGTTTTTGTATTGTAAGCATCCGCTTCTTTTGATTCTCTGATCGATTTAGCAACATCAGCAAGAGTAGCACCGGCTTGCATTTGACCGCGGAAATAGTCTAAACCACCTTTGTCTGCTGGGCGCCCAAGATACTTTTCGTATAAATTTTCAATTGACATTTAAATTTTCTCCATTTATTTAGTAGACAATTTAGAGATACTAAGTGGACTCTTTAAAGTATCATCCTCTTTCTTTTTATCAGGTCGATACTGATTAATCATCAACTGAATTGCACGGCCCAGATCTTTTTCTTGTACAAGCTTTTGAGCTTGCATGTTAGGATCTGATTTTTGCTTAGGTGGTGGAGCAGGAGGCTCGTACTTAAAAGTATTTCTGATACCGTAATTAAATGTTTGGTTTGCTTGCGGTTTGATCTGTGCTTGACTTTGTTGTTTTACAAAATCTTTACCAGACATTCCAGCTTGCTGAGCAGCATCAGCAGCCGCCAAGTACTCAGCAAAATTCATTCCCATTTAATTCTCCTCCATGTAATTAACCACCCACTCAACGACACTACGTTGACCGGATCGGTACATGATTTTTTCCATTGTATCTTCAGGTGTAGGGTTAGCGGGTGGAAAGGTTTCTTCTAATTTAGCAAGCATAGCATTAGCTGTCATGCCCCTGACATCTAGAAGATTAAGGTCAGGCATATTGGGGGAGGTTGACATTAGAATGCTCGAAGAAGGCTGGCATTCGCGCTGACCGTGTAGCGGAAAGCTCAGGAGCTTTTCCTTCATACATTAGCCGATCGCTAGAATCCAGCCAAAATTTTTTGTCCAAATATCTATCTTGGGTATTAATACCTAGTGGTTGCATTACCCAATTAATTGTTGCTTTACGGAGTTTATCTAGTGATGGAGAAATCTCCAAGTTAAGTTCACGACAAATCAACGAGTTCGTTGCGACATGAACTTGCTCGTCGCGTGAGATGTCGGCACTAACTGTTCGCATTCCTGCGTCACCACAAAAGCGAAAGAAGGGTAGTAAAACAAAGAAAATTGCACGCTCGGCAACCATTGCTTTGGTGATCGTGTGATCTGGATGCGCAATCCACGCTTTCTGTAGCGCCAACGCTTCCTTTTCAGCTTGTTCGCTAGTCCCGTAAGCATTGGCGATGTAACCCAATGCGAGGTCGTGGTTTTCTTCGTCCCGTACATTTGACAGCAAAAGATCTCTTGCCGCTTCTGGAACATTTTTCTCAAGTGCATCACGGATAAAATCTCCCACAGGCAGTTCCATATGTCTTAATGCAAGAGCACGGAGGATCGTCTCCTCCGAGCCTTCTTTGCAAATACCTGCATCGGTCTGGACTGGTGTCCACTTGCGCTTCCGCGCCATTAGTTTCTGATAAGGGTTCATTCCTGACAATCACATGTAAGTTCTTCATTTAGTAAACTGTTCAGGTAATCATCAACTAATGCTTCATCAAGAGCAGCATACGCATCAGATTTATCCTGAACATCGCCCATTACTTGGAGCGAGTAGTAAAGGGAAGTCTGGGGCGATTCAAGCCACTCTTCGATAAATGCTTCATCATACGTAATCATATCAGACCACGAATTAAAGCTGTAACCGTGAAGAAGTCCAGTTCTATTAAGTAGAGTCATGATGCCATCAGCAACACGTTTGTAAGCTTCCCAGCCTACTTTACTGGCGATCTCTACGTCACCATAGTTGTATGTTTGTACTCCGAAAGTACCTGAGTCGCGATCAACTGTCTGCGAGATAGGTGGAGCGATTTCTGGTGTGCAAGTATAACCATCCAAATCTTTGCTTCGATAACTGCAGGAGGCAGTGGGTGCGATAGCAAAGGCGCGAACCATATTATGGTGGCGAGCGATGGAAGCGGCAGATTCAATACCAGAGGCAATTTGAGTGACAATTTCATAGGCTGCTGAGTGTACCACATCTCCTGAATTGTATTGCTCCAAAGCTCGTCCAAACTGCTCATACGTTACTCCGTACCGCCGAAGGAGGTTTGCGAGACCAAGCATTCCGAGTCCCACCTGTCGATCAGTTTCAGACGGGAGGTATTCTCCAGAATCTCCGACACCTGTTCGACCATGTAGCTTGCACAACTCGGACATACCTTCAGTAAATGCTCGTGGAATGTCGTCGAACTCACAGGCTCCAAGATTGACATGCTGTAGGAGGCACGTTCCCCGTGAGGGCAGATATACTTCGAGACAGACGTTACCTCGGATTCGTTTTCCATTGTTGTCATACTTTACTTTGTTAAGCCAGATGTCACCGGATTTGATTCCGTAAAGGAGTTGATCTTTGAATTTACATTCTCGCCACCATTCTTCAGTAATGTTGACGCATCGTTTAACCCACGGAAGCTCGTTCCGAGGAGTATTGATAAAATTGAGGCAATCAGGATGGTTGAGGTCGAGATGACAAACAATAGCGCCATTCTTGTAGACCCCACCCCGTCGTAGGATTTCATTTAGTGTACTGTAGATTTTTGCAAAGCTAACTGGACCACTTGCAGTAACGCCAGAAGGACGTTCATGACCTTGTGGATCTAGTTTAGAGAGGTGTACAGCACAGCCAGCGCCAAACCGCAAGGCATGACTTGCAAAGCGCCAGCTAGCTTCAATACCATTTGGACCTTCCATCTCATTTTCAACTACAAACACTGTGCAGCTGACTGGAAGGCGTGAGGTTGGGTCGTCAATCCAGGATTGGACACGACCAGTTCGAGAGATATAATTAGGCATTTTAAATAAGGTCGCCAAGGTGGGGAGGTTTGTAGTTTGGACCCTTCAATACTTTACCGTCAGCACGAAGGATTGGTTGCCCGTTTTCGTCCAGTTTGGACATGTTAGATTTATGAACTCGATCTAGGGCTTCATCGAGATTCCATCCTTCGTTTGCTGCATATTGATAGCAAACATACACCAAGTCTGCAAGCTCTTTAAGGACATGATCCAACGGCTCACGGTGGTATGCTTCATGAAATTCAGACCACTCTTCATCGATCAAAGATTTCTGTTTCTTCCGATACATCGCCCCATTCGGGACGCTGAAGGCGGAGCGGAACTCTTCCGCTTGTTGTAGTAAGGTGGGATAATTCATTTTCAAGATAGTGGATTGCTTTTTTCAAGTCTTGCACCGCACTATCTTTATGACCAGCACGGCAAATGTATTTAATTGCGTTACCCAGATGGTAGTTTAGTCCTTGGTCTCGGATGAAATCCCAAACTTCGATTTTCCCTCTGGTGTAATACGTGGGTGAGTCGGCCAATTTTTTACAAGATTGGATAAGTTGTTAGTAAGACAGAAGTTCTGTCGTTGTAGCGCAAGGAAGACAGTAATAATATCTTCCTTATTTGTTTCAGGTTTCTCTAGTGCGTCTTTAATCTGACGCATCTTTAGATCCTGTTCCATTGTCAACTCTATAATCACTGGCGGGGGACCAGAGAATTGGTTGCTTGTTGGTGAAGTCATAATCTGCTGCTGTAAGTATTCTAGCAAGTCTTGCGTTTTCGAGCGCGACTTCTTCTGAAAGATCTTTCTCAGCAAACGCTTCCACCACGGTTTTCCAGCTGTACCCCTTTTCTTCAAAGAGTCCAATGGCACGTTTAATACCAATACCGGGTACCCCTGAGTAGCCATCTGTTTGATCTCCTGCTAGTGTTTGGACAAGATGCCAGCGTTCTCCTTCGGTTTGTTCCACATTCATCAATTCTTTCATGTCGAACAACTTGCCAGGGATCTGCCGCATATCCTTATCAGGTGAGCAGATAATGTTACCAGGATTAGCTGTTGCATAAATACCTAAGGCGTCGTCAGCCTCAAGTGAAGGCATCACAATAACTTCGTACTCAGTCTTGAGTTCGTTTATTACACGCTTGTAACCACAAGGTTTCTTGCGTTGGCGATGCCCTTTATAGTCGGGTTGGATTTTTTTACGAAAGTTTGTACTATCACTAAAGAACAAAATAATTTGTGGTACATCCCACATGAAATTACTAGCGATCTTTTTAAGCTCGCGTTTCACACATGCGTATGCATCACTAAATTTACTAGTGACTAGGATTACATCATCACCCCAATCAACTTCTGTTTCAGCACCGGCACAGCATTTGTAGACGACATAATCCGCATCTACAAGTAGCTTCACCTTCCTTGTCCTCTGTATGCTTTTTTGTTTGCCTTCGGCTTACTGTGCCGTCCGGTTCCTTGTTTTGTTTTCTTTGATTTGAACGGTTCTTTATGAACCTGTCCCATCATTGATTTGCTACGCATTAGTGGGTTTCACTCCAGTTGTTTCCGGTGGTTGCTTCAGCGTCGATTTCGACTCTGAGGTTGTAGTATTCTCCAGCTTCTTTAGCTGAATATACCAAGGATGAACATAGATCTTGTGCGTGCTCGGGTGAGCATTCAAACTGTAACTCGTCATGTACAAAGGCTAGCTGGCTGCAGCATAGGTTTAATAGTTTTAAATTGTTTTGATTGATTACCATCCACCGCTTAGCCAGTATAGCAGAGTTACCTTGAAGGCAGTAGTTTAACGCTTTATGCGGTGAATCCACGATAATTTTTCTACCATCGAGAGCTTTGATAAATCCACGTTCTGAAGCTTTCTTAATTGCCTCCAAGAGTTTATCGAGTCCATCAATCGCCTCAATATAGGCTTGCCTGATCTCCTTCCCCTTTTTCTTGGCGTCTTTGGATGAAAGAAGTTTGTCATAACTGTGTCCGATTTTTTCGTCACCAGCACCATACAAAAATGCATAGGTAACTGTTTTAACTAACTTTCTACTGATACCAATCTTATCAGCATTTACTTGGTGGATGTCTCCGTTGAGGAGGATGTCGGCATAGCGTCCGTTGTCATAACGAGCGAGAAAATGGCTAAGCATCCGAAGCTCAATCCCAGCAAGATCAGCCCCGACCATAACTTGATTCGGACTTGGTAAGAAAAGCTCTCTAAATCTACTGTCGCTTGGCACTTGGGCGAGGTTGGGGTTGCGGTGCGCACACCTAAAGGTGGAGGTCGCGACGGAACAGTGGTGATGTATCCTCTGTTCACTCGTAACAAGCTTGAGCCAAGCGTTCGTGCCTTGAGAGAGGAGACCAAGCATTTTGGTTACCGTCAAACATCTCAACAACATCGTAGAAATCTCTGACCCAATCTCTTTCAGAACTGGTTCGTCGATAATAGGCTTCCCAGTTGCTGTCCGCTGGGTCGGTTCCCAGCCATAAAAGGTCTCTAGAATCCATGCTATATGATCACGTGATGTAGGGTTAAATTCTTTTAGTCGTGTGAATGTTGCGCCAAGAACATAGCCTTGTGTTTTGTTATTTCTTTTAGGAGTTTTTTCCTCGCCTTTGACGAAAGGGTGCCTTTTTCGTAATACTTCATGAGTCTCTTCCAATTCTTTTTGGAGAGTCTGTGTAAGCTGCCATGCAGCTCTCTCATTAAAATACCATCCATGTTGCTCCTGTTGTTGTAGGATAAAGGCTGCTTCTTGTTCTAGCGCAACCCAGCTAGGTATGGGCGGAAGTGCTCGCATAGTTTGGTGGTAACTTTAACATCTTGCACACAGTAATCTTGCATTTCAGAAGACCATTCACTCCAGTTAGATGTCTTACCATACTCACCTTTGTGTTCGTTTAATCTGTATCCATAAGCCTCCAGGCTGTGTGATCCGTATAGCTTAAGGGGCATACCCTCCCAAGTCTTTTGCTTGTCAATGTCGATTAGGTTCGGGTGATATAGACGGCTAAGCAGAAGAGTATCCAAGCAATCACCAGCACGTCTAAACCAGCCATAGAGCTTCCGAAGAACAGGCAGATCGTACCCAATAATGTTATGACCGCAAACAAGATCAGCATCTTCGAGAAGTTGAACGCCGCGGACAATTGGGTCAGAGCTGCCTTCATCATTGAAGACCATTGTCTTATCCGCTTCTGTGTCATGAATGACCAAGCAATGGACGGTAGTAACATTGTAAAGTAAGCCGTTTGTTTCTATGTCAAAGATTAGCATCGTTCCAATGTCGAACAACACCAGCACATATGAACATATTAGTAATTAAGATAAAGCCGTCAAGTAAAATAAGTTTAGCGACCATTCCAGCGGTAGGTCTTGTCGACGAACTGCGCTTTTTCAACTGCTTCAGGTGTAGGTGGATTGGGTCGCTTGAGTTCAGAAGTCTGTTGTTGCATCGAACTCTGGTTTGTATTGAGTTTCATTGAATTTACAAGTGGATAAATCATAACTTAGTTGGCAAGCAACCCCTGTTTCGCCAGAGTAGCGGTTCTTGAGAACTCTAACAGTTGTATCAGAGTGTTTAGTTCCACCCTGCTGATCTCGTTCGAGTCCAATAACTGCATCGCTAAGTTGAGCGATCGCCGCACTTCCTCTAAGCTGGCCGAGGGTAACACGGGCTCCTTCTTCATGGTTTTGATCCGATGATGTACGTTTGAGGTGCGACACAAGGAACAATGCGATGCCTGTACGCTCAACAAGTGAACGTAAGCGTGTCATTGTAGTGTCAATCATGCGCCGCTCATCACCATCTAGTCCACTAAGGAGGATGGAAAGGTGATCAAGGAAGATGACTTTCGTGTCAAGCCCGGCTGCAAGGTATTCGATTCGGTTGTAAATAATGTCAGGGTCAAAGCTGCCAAAGCCGTCAAACAAATACAAATCCCACTTTGCGAGAGTATCTTCGTAAGCTTCGGTGAGTGTTTGCCTGTCATGTTCTCCAAGGTGTAGTGATTTGCCCACATGGGCAGACATAAGTCCTAGGGCTGTACGACGGTTGGATTCTTCCAACGCCAAATAACCGACCCGCTCCCCCTTGTCAAGAAGGTGAGTTGCAAGTTCACGACAGAAGCTGGATTTACCGATACCAGATCCTGCAGTGATTGTGACAAGCTCTCCATACCTGATCCCGTGAAGCTTTGATTGTAATCCTTGAAATGGGTAGTCATGATCTGCTGCTGGTGATGGTGTTGTAACAAGTTCTAGTAGTGTCTTGCCATCGATGATGCCGTCAGGTCTGTACTCACGAGCATCCCAAATAGCACGACCAAGGGCATCGCTATCCCCTGCAGACAAAGCGTCTGAGGCGTCCTTGTAATCGCCTTGAAGTGCTGCAATGAACACCTTGCCGGGTGGTAGCACTGCTGCGGCATCTTGCGTTGCCTGACGCCCTGCAGCGTCGTTGTCGAAAAACAGGATAATCTTCTCATATCCTTGTAGCCATTCAAGATTCTTTTGAATAGCTTTCTTGGCTCCTGCTGCACCAGTTGGTAAGCTAACCATTGGCCATGTTGGCATGATCTCACTACAACTAGCAGCATCAAGCTCACCCTCTGTAATGACAACTTGCTTACCTGTACTTGGCCAAAGGTGTTGACCAAAGAAGGTACCAGGCGACTCACCTTCGTATGTAAATTGCTTGTCTTTTGTTTTAATCTTAGCACCACGTATGATGCCAGCTAAGTCATGATAGTAGAAGCGTAGCTTGTTACCATCACGGTATATTTTAAACCGTTGGCAAGTCTTTTCAGATAACTTGCGTTTATGCAGCCGTTCGGCTGATCCTAGTATTTGCACACGATTGTGTTGATGAATGTGTAAAGAAGGTTCGCCATCACCGTGTGTGTAGTGATGGCAAACGAAACAATA